GGTCATGCACCCTATGCCTGTGCGCCACTTGCCATCAATCCAAGCGCGCGGCGTAAAAAACTTTGGGCAGTACCGCTGTACTTGATAGCGAAGCTCACCATCAGCATTCACATAATCGTATTTCTTAACGATCATGCGCGGCCCCTTTTGTTTTACGGGCGCAACATTCGCGTCTTGTTTAAACGCGCCCCCGACACCATTTTCATGGTCATACCATTCGCCAGTAGACAGAACGACTGACACGCTGCCCTTGTTACCAAAGCGCAACTCTTTTGCAGACGACCTACTCTTGTTGGGCACGCCAAATTTTGCTATTGCTGCGCTTTCGATATCTGTCGCCATTCTTTGCAACCTCGTTCCAGACTTCCGCTTCACTTATTCCAATCAGCTTTGCAATCTGCATGGTTGAAAACCGGCTGACGAAATAGCAATCCAAAATTACCTTATTCAAATTTTGGCAACCCAAACGGGTCTTCGTTCTGATAACTTTCTTCCAAACGTCGATCATAACTCGGCCTCACCTCATGCAGTCGCCCTACAATGGATTGCAAAAATTGCAGCCACTGTTCAGCATTTAGCTGCGCCAAATCGCTAACCCCGACACTCTCTAAATACTCACCGCCAGCCTTGCCGCACTCCAGCAACATCTCATTCTCAATAGGCACCCAATCAGTCATTCCATTACCTTTCCAAATTCCAAAACATTTTGGTGAGCAAAACCAAACATCGCGCCCCGGTAAACCAACTAAAATGGGGCTAAAGCCATAGCCGCGCGCCATGCGAAAACACACACGGCAAATGCTGCGACTACTCGGAATCAATTTTGTTTAGTTTGACGGTCACAACTTCCGTTTCTCTGTAAAATGGCTCAAGATCATCACCGTAATGATCTTTAACCGCTTGAGTATCCAGCGAGCGCCGGGTGATTTCAGAAACAACCGCTTCAAAAAATGCGCCGCGTTCGCCACCAGCTTCTTTAAGCTCCAAAGCAATCTCCCGCTCCCGCGCCTTCATTACCTTTAATTCGCGCCGCACTTCTTCCAGCCTATCCGGCAGCGGTAAATTAGTGCCATCGTCCTCGGTCTTATTTGATTGAAATGGATTCATTTTTTATCTCTCCTCGATCTACCCAAACCGACTCATCGGCAAGTCGATAAGTCACACGATTTTTGAGGTCATCGACATCCATCACGTCACCGCCGACTAACGCGGGTCGATAGCGTTGATCGTCGCAACCCTCTACCTGTTTTGAATATGGTAAAATCTCGTCATGGCGCTGACAGTGCCAAGCGCCATCGGCAACCGGCTTTGCCCACACGCATGATCGACAGTTGCGCGCTGGAGCAGCGCCGTCATGGCAAACGCCCGAAAACTCACACCAGCGGCACTGCCAGAACGACGATGATTCACTGATGCGGTCAGGCAAACGGTTGCGCTCATATATTATTTGCCGCGCACGCTCCACATACCACTCTGCATTTGCGCGATGAAATTCAGTGCGGCAGCTATCCCACTGCCGCCCACCAGCACTGGCGATAACCATGTACCCGCGCTTGCGTCCTCGGTAGAGCATGTATAGCTGATGCTGCGCGTAGTAGGTGTCACTCCACTCAGCCAGCGTCTCCTTCTCGCCTACCTTTTCTTTCAACCTTTGAAATGCAGCAAACCGCTTGTCCGACACACATTTGATTTCCAGCACATGCTCCGCTTTAGGTGCTTGCAGAAGTCCAAAAATTTCACCATCTAAATGGCCAGCGAAATGGCCATCGTGATCCAGCACCTCAATTTGTCTCCCAGTTTCTGGGTCACGGTCGATCACCGTCGCGCCACTCAATCGCAATCTCTGAATAATCAATTCTTCAGTGCGATGGCCGTCCGCAAAATTCTTTAACGTTTGAGCATTAAATGGATCAGCGCCCACCAGCGAATGGCGGTAGGCAGTCTTGCGTGGACAGTCGCCGATGCCACTCATGCCGACATACCCACGCGGCAACCGCTCTGCCTCGCGCTTTTCCATTGCCGCATCGGCGGCAGCAAGCGTTGGGTCTTCCATCGAGATCTGTTGCTGCCCGTCTCGGTTTATCGGGCGTACTGATCCCTTCATTACTTCTCCTTCTGTTTTTTCAGTTTCACTTGGTGGTTCTTAAAATCGGAGCGGCATTTGTCCGACATAAAGTTATGCTTTGCACCTGCTCGCTTTTTTCTTTTCGGGATGTACCAAGTGCCGGACCAATCACACTTCTGATGCCCGGTTGTTAGTTGCATCATTTCAACGAAGCCTAAGTACAGCGCTCCGGCTAGATTGTTTATGGAGTGCTGTAGCACGGGTGGATTGTCACCATTTGCCAATTGTAGTGGTTTGGTTTCCAAGTAATTAAAGAAACTCAGACTATTAAAGCGACTAATCACCTCTTTAAATTTGGCTTTGCGATTGTTTCCTGGCTTATATGTCATTGCCTTGTCGAATAGGTCGATCAAAGCCCGTAGGTCATCTCTTATCCCCCAAAATTCCTGTAGATCGCATGAATAATTACCGGCTGCGTCTTTGAAGGGGAGGCCGTGTCCGTAAATCCAGGTATCAAGCCACTGCGCCTCATCCTCGCGGTCCAGGTAAGCAAAGTTGCGGGTCACTAGCGACGGTTCGCTAGCCATTGGTTTGCACTCTACTAATCGGGATGACTTGGGCTTAATGAAGATTTCCGCAATCTGGTGGGGAAACAACTCTTTTGCTTCTGGTGAGGGTTCCTCTACCCCAATCTCGTACCCATCGGGACAGCGTTCCCATTTAAAGCCTGTTAGTTCCACTTTTATTTCAACCATAATGTCCTCCAAAAAAAGGGGGGCAGCTAACGCCGCCCCCCAGTTTGCCGCTAGGAGCGCCAGGGAAGGGGAGCGCCAGCGGTCGCCGCCTGTTGTTCAACAGGGGCTGGAATTGCCGCAGAAACCGCAGGTGGAGGCATCGTCGAATCAGGCGGTTCGTAAGCAATTACTTGATTTTGTGAGGGGTCATCTTTCCGTAAGCCGATACGGACATTCATCGGTTTAGCAATTAGAACTTCGCTGTCAGTAATGGCACCAAGGCCAAGCGCCTTGGCGATTTCAGCTAATCTTTGTTTACCGATCTCAACCGCTTTGTCGCTCGTTTTGTGCCAAAGATTAAGATTGTCAAAAACCCTGCGGTTGTCGCCCACTGTTATTTGTAAGGATAAATAATCGTTGCCGCTCTGGCTGGTTTTTTGCTCAGCAGAAACGATTTCGCCGCGATACACACCGGGATTTAACGGTGAAAATTCACTTGTCTCAATTGTAGAAATGTCAAAATTTAATGCGACCATTATGCGGCCTCCTTTGTGTTAGGGATGATTTCAGAAATTAGTGCGTCCCACGAAAGCGGTAGCTCATCGGGAATTGAGTAACGGCTTTTAGCGACAAATGCTGGTCGCTCGGCTGTTCGCAGCACGCGCTCACCTGTTCCGACGGCGCGCGTTACCTTGCGGCCAAACCCGCCATCAATTTGTTTGGTTGAAGTTCTATAAGTTGCAAACCCAATTAAATCGGCTGCTTCCATACACACATCGCCAGCCTTGCGGTGCAGCTTAATTTCATAGCGGTCATAGGCTTCCGATGACGGGTCTTCGAACCGCTTTATGTGGCTATGCGCCAGCATAATAACGGCCATGCCTTTGTTATTCCGCAAATGGTTAAGTCCATCTAAGAACGAGCGCCAGACATCAAGCGCGTGGACATAGCCTTTGCCAAACCCCAGACTTTCAATCGATTCAATTTTGTGAACCTCACAAATCCGCTTCCAGATCAACGTTTCCAGCCAATCAAGACTATCGACAACAACCGTCGCATAATCGTGGGTTTCGTTTGCAAGCGTGCCGATGGCTTGCTCAATATCCTGATAGGTTTTTGCAACAGGAAACCGCGCTGCACCAACAACGTCAGCGCCGTCCTCGGTTTGTAAAAAAATGGGTTTTGGTGCGGACGCACCGAAAGTTGTCTTGCCGACGCCAGCAGGGCCGTACAACAAAACTCGCGGTGCAGCCATTGTAGCGCCGGTTACAACGTCAGATAACTTCAACTTCTCTCTCCTTGTTTTGTTTTATGAGGTGTAAAAAAACGTCTTCGCGCATCAAGTACATGCGCGGCATACGGTCTGACCGCACGCAAACCACGTCTGAATCATCTTGATCGAAAGCGTCGTAAAGCAACTTGAAACCGCTCTTGCGGCGCTTGCATTCGATCCGCAAACCCTCAACCACAACGTCCGAGGCGTAGTCGTCGCCAAGCTGGTTTTTGTAGGCACCACTTCCGAATATCCGATGGGCCGTTAGACCAGCATTCGTTGCCGCAGCAACAACCTCATTTTCAAGTTCGCGCCCACGCGCTTTATTCCGCGCGCTCACAGGTCGCCACTCCTTGCCAACTCATACCCGCGCTGCAAATCAACGGCGGTTACTTGCCCCGCAGTTATGCGCTCAATAATTTTGGTGT